TTTGACCTTCAGAGATGCGATTTAAGACACTATCTCGCACCTCTTGATGTCTAAGTACCTATAATAAATGTGTTGTCAATTTTTTCTTAACTGAAGAGGTAATGATGTACTTTTCTTGTAAGTTTTTAACTATCTTATCCATAGACTTTCCTTTAGCATCCGGATGTGAATTCATATACTTAATTACCTTATCCCAATTTTCATCGTTTTCTTTTAAAGGTAATTTAGTTGCTTGTAAATCCAAGTCATCAATAAGATCATTCATTATTTTTTTAGTCTTAGCATTTTTTGTTTTCATAGGGTTTATTGTGTATGCCTTTGCATCAGTATCAGCATCAGCAATAATTCCTAACATAGATGATAAAGCATATCTTCTGAAATAAGTAATTCCAGCACCATAAGATTGAAATTTGTTCATACCTTTCATATCACATTCTGGAATGTAAGTGTGAGAAGAAATTTGCTCTCCACTTGATGTGTGAAACACAATAGTCTTTAATCCATTGCCCTCACATAATTGTGTAAAGCCAAGTTTGTGTTTTTTTAGTATAGGATTAATTTGTGCTATGATATGCTCAAGCTTCACATACTTGTATCCATAACCATCAGTACCTTTAAGTAGTACCGGAACTTCTTGCTGAAAATCAGCAAGTGCTTTGTAAATGTTTTTATTCTCCATTGTTTTTATTTTATTTGATTTAATTTTAATTTATGTTTTGCATATTTTTTTAAAACATTTTCTCTTCTTGTTTTTAAATTTTGTATATGCTTGTCATTCTTCCTTGTATTCATTTCAGTCTTCATACGATCTTCAATTAGTTGTAGCTTGTGATTGCAGTTGTTGATAGCAATTAGCAGAACTCCTTTTTTCCAACCAAATTCATAAAAAAATGAATACTCTTGTTTGTCTAATTCTTTATAATAATCTCCACCTTTAGAGCAATTCAGAATTTCAATTTTACTTGGAAAATACTGAATCTTTACACCAAGACTGATAACAAAAACATTCTTACCACTTTTATTGACAGAAGCTTTGCTATCATTTAATGCTTGATCATAAATTTCTTGAAGGGTGAAACTCATTATATCTCATTGTTTATTTTGTCAATCATCTCACTATAATCTTGGTCAGAATCAATTAAAGCTTTAGCTTGTTTGTATCCATGTATTATAGTTGAATGTGCTACCTTGCAACCATTGTCTTCCATAAATTTTTGAACATATGAAACTCTGATTGGCCTTTCAAGGCATAAATAAAATAGTAGTTGTCGAGCATCTACTAAATCTCTTCTTCTGGACTTGTCGAACATCTCATCTAACTTAAGATGAAATTGCTCTGCGATGGCGTATGCATACTTGTCGAATATTGCTTTTTTCATTATATTTTATTATTAGTTTTCTTATTATAAATTATGTAACCTTTCTCTTCTAAAAACTTTATTGCTTTATCTTCTTTTTCTTTTTCTAATCGATAAGAGCAAAATATTTCATTATATATTGGCATATTATTTCTTTTTATTTAATTCAATTAATCTCTCCACTTCAAACTCTAAATGTGCTATTGCTTTATATAAATCTTGAATTGGTGTATCGTGTTTGCGAGAACTTCTAAGGCAGTATGTTACTGCAGTACCTATATTGTAAGTGCAATCAAAATCAGTTACAACATATCTCGCTTGGTAATTTCTTTTCTTATTTGTTCCTACATAGTAATGAGGAACTCTATTATCTTTTGACATTTAATTTTTATTTAATTTATATTTTGTCATATCATTTTTTATTATGACTTTTTCTTTTAGGGGATGAAATACTTTAGCTTTTCTTATTTTGTTTTTATACTCAACCATTCCGGAATATTTAAAATAAGAATCTAACTCAATGTAAATTTCATTATGAAATTTTTTGAGATCGTTACTTTGCTTTATGTGTTGAATTAAATATTGTGACATAGGGATAAAAAAAAGAGGGGGAAACCAAAACATTTAATATTAAGGATTCTTAGTCCTATAAATTAGTTGGCTATTATTAACCGATCCTCCCCCTCTCTTACAAAACAAATAATGATAACTTTGGTAAAAATAATCAATTACTTTTGTATAAACAAACTATTATTGTCTTTATTTTTGTAGACAGCAGAATCTTTATAATGCTCTAAAGTTAGCTGTTGCAACCACCTAATATAATCATAATTAGGCGATTGCTTTAGCTTTTCATTTAAAATTAATTGTTCTAATTCGTTCATATTATCCAAATATTATTGGTTGATTATTTTTTCTGTCTTTGTGAGTATGGTATTTAAAAACATCTACTAATGTTTTCCCGTAAAACTCTCCTAAAGAATACGACTCATAAAAACCTTTTTCAAATAAATCTCCATTATCATGATCCTCTAACAATTCCGAAACACTACAGAGGAATTTAAAACCCTCTTCGTACTCCATTGTTTTGGTTTCTTGATTCCAAAAGCCATCTGACTCTTTAATCACCCCATTGTCATTGATGACAAAAGTTTTTTCATCATCCCATTGTGGCTCTGTATATTCTCTTGAATTAACACACTCTCCATTTTCAAAATACATATATCCACCCCATCCGGTTTCTTCTTCATAATAGTAGTCAAAGTTAGGCACTATTTTAGCAAACTCCTCAATAATTTGGATGTCCAGTGGACTCCAAGCAGTCGAAAATCTGTAATGCTTCCCATCGGGGTCTAAGTCATTATCATAGCATCCCCATTTTGTACCCCAATTATGTAATGCCCAAGCATACCAATTATCAAATTTAAACTTAGATTTAAATTCCTCAGACATTGGTAGGGTAATTCCTGTGTTCCACATCCTGTCTGTTGTCTTTCTTCTCTTTTCTTGTTCTTTATATTCCTTTTCAGAAATAATGGTAGTAGGGCTTGATGTGTTAAGCAATCCTGTAGGCATAGGCATAATAAACTCGGCCAACCCCCTCTCTAATTTAACAATTTTTTTCAACACTTTTTGGTCTTTTTTAGAATGTACTGCTATAGTACAAAAACAATGATTAGGCATAATTTTCTGATTTTAAGTTAATAATTAATTTGTGATTTGCTATGTATTGTGATCGTTCAGCTTCAGTATTAAAATATTCATACGATTTGCTTACTAAGTAATACACATAGAATATTACTTTCTTTTGATTTCTGGAAAATCTCATTTCTTTTCCTAATTTGATTTCATTCATATAATTTAGTATTAGTTTCTACCACCAAAACCCCACTATTTTCATAGTGAGGCAAGGCAGAACAAAACAATATTATGTCAACATCTTGTGCAAATATAGTTATTTATTTACAATAACTATCAATAATTAAATAAATAATCATTATTAATATTCCTAAAAAGGAATAAAAAGTTGCTTTGATTTTATCTTCGTATTTATTCATTTTCTTCTTTTTTGTCAGCCCATTTACAAGCTAAATCATATACATTGTCATCATATTCTTGAACAAAATCTACAAAGTTTTGAAACCATTCGTATACCGGATGGTCAAAGAAATGAGGGTTGTCTACTTCTCTGACTTGTATATCATCTTGTATCTTACCAAAGGGGTCGTAGATTAATGATACTACATATGCTCTTGCTTTGACTTCATCGCATAGCATTTGTATTTGTGCAATATCATCTTCAGCTTCCCATCCTTCGCCAAGAACTTTGTTTGCTACTGCTTCTAATTTGTTTTTAGATACAAATCCATATGTGGACATATATCTTTCAGTTTTAATTTCCATAAGTTATATTTTTAGTGTTCTATATTGATTAGTATAAATGTCCCATAACACACTACCATTCCGTATAAGATGATAATTTGTTTCAGACAATCCATCAATTGAGTAACCCTCAATCATTATGATGAATTTATTCTCTTTGTTTTTGTACGCTTTCATTAACTTCCTTATCCAATAGCATAAGTAATCTAAAGTTAATTCTCTTTCGTGTGCAACAATGTCTATAACATCATTGGCGTTTGCATACTCATATATATGTATGCTTGGGTTATCGTATATATTCATAAGTTATTTATTTAAGTTTATTTATCATTTTATCACAATACATTGCATACATTGTATCGCCATTTTTTAATGCAAGTTTTAAGGAGTCTCTCCAAAATTTAATAGCTTCTTTTGTTCCTTTCATAAGCTTAAATGTTTAGGATCATAGTTTTTACCATCTTCATATTCAAGGATAGCATAAACATCTCCCTTGTTTTCATAAGCAAATTTCATTGCTTCTTGTTTGGTTTCAAAATCATAGTCATTTTCTATGTAATCTCCACTTTCTGTGTATTCTCGTAATTCTACTATATAATTCATATTTAATTATTTTGGTTAAGACTGACATAAAATGCCTATGTCAGTTTCGGATATTGAATCCTTATCAATTAACCTTTTGTCGAGATCTCGTTCATAAATCGTCTATTACTCTATCTCGAAATTATTGTTCTGTTGTCTTATAATAGTAAATATATACTCTTGGTCATTATACAATTCTTGTATTAATCCCATTAGCTTTTTTAATCCTTCAACTTCAGAATCAGACATTGTAGTTTCGATTTCGCCATCATTAATAGCTTCGTAACAATCTTGTAAATCTCGTGCAGTATTTTCAAATCTGCAGTAACTTAAATTACTCATAACTTTATTTTTAAATTAAACAATGACCCCTCAAATTTTGAAGGGTTTCGTAGGTGTTTAAACCTTTACTCCTCAGATTGTTCTTTTTCTACAAAATCATATTTCTGTCTTAAATCACCTTCATGACATTCAAGTGGAAATAATTCTAACATTAAATCTTTTTCATCACCAAAGAAATATTGTGTTCCATACTCTTTGCAGTATTTAGATTTTTCTGCACCAATCCAATTATCCTTATATAACTCTCTCGCTATATCTTTAGAGATGTCTTTGTAAGGTTTCTTTTCGCATTTGTGATACAAGTCACTTGGTGCATAATCTCCAACAATGGTGATTTCATCACCACACCATCTA